CTATCTATTTAATCAGGCGTCTCCCGAAAGAGAACTTTGAAGTTAGACAGTGTTCAAGAACACTGGCTAGTAGTCTTATATATGGTTAACTGGGATCATCTCCGCTTTGTCTAAATAATTATAGACAGAACGGGAAAATCACGGGCTACCATTCGGTAGCTTAGTTATTCTTAAGTTTGGTAGTTCCATAACTGCCACTTTGGATAACCTTGAGAATTCTAACTCAGTAATAGGGGATACCTTTCTTGTTCAATCAGTATTTTCATACTTAAATAGGTGAGGTTCTTTGGCTTTCAAGGTTCACACAGATCTAAGATCTGGAGAACCGAGGCTCTTGTTTAAGAGCTTAGAGAATTCACGACCTGTGACAATATAATTGTCAACGGACCGTTGAATCTCTCACCAAACGAACCAGTAACCCAAATTGAACAATGAGGAGAACTCTGCGACTGAGACTTGAAGATATTTTAAATATCTTCCTCTTAAATTTCTCAAGATTGGTGCTTTAAACACTAATATCAGCAAATCGAATCAAAATGTAGGACTAAATATCCGTAGACTTTGATCGAATACTCAACCTAATAAACTTCGTTTATGGTTAGTTTTCTTAAAAGTTTCTATTGGATGATCTAATCAACGTCAATATTCTTTATCGCGGATTCAATATAAATTATCTTGGATAGCATCTAGTCATGAACTAACTAGAAGCCGTCTAAGGTAAAAGTTGTATGAATACGAGGGAACAAGTATGTTTCAAAATCTTTCTATGCGACTCTGGGAAACCGAAGCTGCAAGTTTTGAACTGATAGGACTAATCTCGCTACCTAAATAAGATACTAAGAGGAATAAATTCCCCTTGGTAATCTTAAATGGGTAAACTTTTAAGAGACCTATCATTGCCACTCTAGATAGTATCATACCCTTGTCAAGGGCATCTACTATAAGAGTAGGCAAATGCTTAACACCCCTCAACGCTAATACAAGATTGGCAGAACCTACTGGTGAGTAATCACAAGCAGGCGATGAAATTCTTTTAGCGAATTCAAATACACCGTTACTAGATCTTAAAGATTTAGCTTCAGATATTTTCACGTCGAGAGTTTTCATTATTGAAAGGTAAGACATAGCAACAGCTTTATCAGCAATTACTATATCATCTCCCAGTAATGCATAAGTGACAAACCATCGGTCGTAACCCGCCCTCTTAGCTGCTAATTGCACTAAGAAATGGTGAGTTAAAGCCAAGGAAGCTCATGAAGAATAAGCTCCCATAGGTTGACCGACCTTATAAAAGTAAGGTCTATCCTTATAGAACCAAGGACGCTCCGTTAAAAGTTTAGATCATCTACCAAAAATGGTAGTGTTAAATACGATGTTAAGTATGTCTTTCTGCAGTTGTATCGGTAATCGATCAGTAGCAGCACTTAAATCAAAAGAAAACACATCCGATCTTCGTAATGTCTTGAGCAGCTCCAAAGGAGCTGTTTGATTGAATGTCCCATCTTGGGGAATCTTTTTCAATCACTCAAAGACAGGATCGTGCACACTTTGGAGTAATCACTGTGTCCAATAATCCGTAATTGCAAAAATTCGGATTTTACCCGCGGGCTCTGGCTTTTCAACCAGGCGACCGAGGTATAAAGGACGTGATCATCCAAGTACACGATTTATGAAGAAAGGAACGCTAATTAGAACTCCGGATAGGAACAAATAATAAACTAACTTTTGTTGACCGGTCGTGTATGCAAAGACTATGAAATTGTAAAGTACTTTAGGGTACTTGCAAATCATAGCCAATGCATCAAGGCCGCAACCAAAGATACTAGTTGAATTATTCGGACCTGCTGAGATTAACATTGGTGGCATTTCTCGAGGTTTAAGAGCCAGACGCGGAAATAATTTCGCAACGTCTTTCAGCTCAGTCATCGACAAAGTCTTCTCACCTTGTGAATCCGCTGTTATCGTTGATAACTTCGGTTCACCGGGAAAAGATATTACCCTATAAATTGTAAGAATTGATAGTACACCTCGTATCACATCAAGATATTCCGACCTTATAAGAAGGCGGAGTCTCTTGGGAATGATCTT